GCTTATCACTATCATGCCAAGACTTGTGTCCATCAATGACATCTTTTAATTCATCAATTTTTAAATTTGCTTGCTCTAACAACAAGGTTAAATCTAAAGATCCTCTGTCTTCTTTCGTGCTTATCATACTTGACAATATATGATTGTTACCTTAAAATGTCAAGTAGGCCACTTAGAAATAAAAATCTTTGATGGCCATTACATATGCATAAAATAGGATTAATAAACGCCTTAAACGATAAGTACGAAGCAGAAATATCTGCCGCTCATGCAACCATAAATATATACTTAAACAGTTCAGTAGGTATAGGCGAACATCCCCAACACATAAGTGAATTAGATAAACAGCTGCAAAAGATAGTAGATGCAGAAGAGAAATTAAATATTCTAGAAGATTTCGAAGGAGAATAATGGGAGTACCCAAAAGATTAACAGAGATGCAACAACGGTTTGCAGAATTAGTAGTATTTGGTGGACCTGATGGTCCTGTCACGCAAACAGAAGCTGCTAAGATAGCAGGCTACTCAGAGAAAAGATGTAGACAAGAAGGATCTGAATTACTTAACCCAAGGCTAAGCCCATTGGTTGTTCAATACGTATCTAAACTAAAAGAAGAGCGTATGAAAAAATATGAAGTCAATTACGAAAACCACATTACAGAATTAGCTAGAATTAAAGAGGCTGCTTTGAAGAAGGGTTCTTTCTCATCTGCTGTAAATGCTGAAACAAACAGAGGCAAGGCAGCAGGATTATACATAGATAGAAAAATAATAAAAACAGGTAAATTAGAAGAGATGTCAGTGGAACAATTAGAAGCAAAGATGAAAAAAATATTAGAGGATTATTCACAAATTATTGACGTAACCCCTGAAGTAAAAGAGATAGAAGAATCATAGTATTTTACGTTTCTTTTTTTTAGATTTTTTATCATAGTCCTCATATTCTTTAATTAGCCTCTCCGATGGGTGATAGACATCCACATGAGTATGACACTTTGGACAAGATAGATTTGTAACCATATCATAATCTTCATCGTCTTCCATATCATGGTCGCCGCCCCATATTAACTCGTTGTTACAGTGCCAACACTTCATAGTATTTTCCCTTTGTTTTTACCTTGTTTAAGTTTGTATCTTTGAGTGCCATTGTCTCCAATGTTAACTTCTTTACGTAAAAATTTGAACATATTCATTTGTTTAGCTTCTTCAAACTTCTCTTGAATATAGTTTAAGATTTTGCCTTTGTTTAATTTTTCACGTGTACTCATATTAATCAATTTCATCTAAATGATTTTTAAGCATATCTAACACCCAAGGATTATCTCTAAACACACCTATCATAAAATTGGATAATTGATTTACAACAAGCTCTTCAGCATCTTCTTTAAACAAAGGACCATTGGCTTGATTTAATCCTGCAACATAAACTGCAGCATGCATAATTTCATGAAAGGTTGTGTTAGCTCTCTCTTGCCCACATAAATCATGTTGTATGTATATGACACCATCTCTGTAATGATACTCACCATAACTTTCGGTCATCTCCTCTTTTTTCCAATCAGGTCTTACATACTTAATTTTAATATCTCTATAACCAATCTTTACTTTGTCTGGTAACCCTTTTACTTCAATTGGTATTACTTCACTCTTTCTTTTTTGATGTCTATTTATTTTTCTATTTTTTTTCATAATTTTGCCTTAATTGAATGTTGCGACACCTAAAGGGTCTAAATATATATATACCACTTTTTTTGAGAAAAAATATAAAAAGGTGTCGAATGGTCAAAAAGAGCACTCTAAATGACCCAGAACTGTTGCTAGAGTAAACGAATAACGTGCGACACCTAGGGTGTCGGCAGGGTGTCGGCAGGGTGTCGCAAGGGTGTCGCAAACTTGAAACAAAACATGAACAAGGTTCCTTGTACCCCTGTTTGGGTGTCGATGCGACACCCATGCGACCCCCTTGCGACACCCCAAGTGTCGCAAACTTGTGCCTAATTATTGCCACAATTATGCCTCATTTGACTCTTTTAACATAACGCATTTCACTTCCTGCATGATTCCATGCAGTTTCTATTTTTTCTTTTCCTTCGTCAGATAAAGAATAACACCCATTATAACTACCATAAATATGTCCTAAGTAAGAATGGACTTCATCACAAACATCTATATATTTATCACAATCATTACTATGAGCAAAAGACTCATTACTATAAACAAAAAAATCTTCACAATGATACACGTGTTTATTAATAGGTTGTATACCTGTTATTCCGTTCCAGTTCTCCTCATATTTATTGCCTCTCCAACATTTTCCCCCTGCAAAAGATGTGCCACTACTCTCATCTTCTCCTAAACTTAATACTGATCCAAAAATTAAAACAGAATCATAATTACCATACCAACCACTATCATGTATTTTTTTCTCTACTGACTTTGCATTGTCTGTTTCAAAATCTTTTTTAGTTTGATAAGGTTTTACTTCAACTAATATTTTTTTCCCTTTATCACCATAGATGGCAAAATCTGGTAACCATCCTTTTACATCTTCTAAAACTGGTTCATACTCAATGTTCCAGCCTAACTGTTTAAAAAATATGTATCGTTTACACTCATTCTTGCTTCTAAAATGAGCGCCTTTGTATATTACTTCATGTGCTTTTATTTCATACATTATGTTTTATCCTTTCCATCTTTTTCAAATTCTTTTAACAACTCTGACGTGTCTACATTTGCTTGCTCTTTAGAATCATTCTTAAGTTTAAAATATTGATCTAATCGTTTAAGAAACTTATGTTTCCAAGATCTTAATTGAAGTCCTTCTATTATAAATTCTTGATAATATAAATCTGGCGTACATATCATAATCACACCTTGTTGAATGTTGCTGCCATGTACATGATCGTGTGCCATAGCATAAGCTGCTATTTGCATGTAGTAGTCTTCTATCCAATCAGATCGTTTTGCCTTATTTGACTGTTTAAAATCTATTATGGATTCTTTGCCATTATGCAATCCAACTAAATCTGTAGATCCTGCATACAAACCTGGGTAATATAATGTAACCTCAGACCCAAAATAACCATCAACAGGAGCTAGGCCTACGTCTATGACCTTCTGAGCCATAGTTTTAGCCAGTTGTCCCATTTCAGTTAAATCCTCATAACCTGTGTTTAATACATAGTTTTCTAAATATTTGTGCATGCTGGTTCCACGATTAGCTGATGTAGTTTTAATACGTTCTGCTTCTTCCTTACCCACTCTTGCTTGCCACTTGTATAGGAATGATAAATCTTTTGTTTGTCCAAGAACCGTGGTCACTGATGGAAGTCTATTGCCATCAACATCATAGGTCCGTGGTCCATGATTATTGATCTGCTCGTATTTACCATAGGAGTATTTATCTAACTTCTTAATCATAGTACGCTTCGCCCACTTGCTTTAAGTTATATTTATTAGCTAGGTTAATAGCTAATCCAAACTTACCTTTTTCTCTACACTTCTTAATTAAATATTTAAGTCTAAAAGTAAACATTGTTTTTTTCATTTGCTCGTAATCGATTGAAGGTTGAGTTAACATATCTCTAAGTTCCTTATCAAAGGCTATTTTCTCTTTGTTGTTTTTAAACGGTTTAATTGTCATTTTTTATCTCCTTTCAGTTTATCGTACGCATGTTTTTTTATATCTTTCTTTGTTTTCATAATAGTCAACGCATCTATACCATTGTAAGCTTTGATAGCAGGACTTTGTGATACTGCTGCACCACCTATACTAGACAGCAACAGTAATTCACTGCAGCTTGTTGTCAGTATCAGTATCAGTAGGCATATCCACTTCATCTATCTCTCCCTTTGATTCACACATCGTGCATTGTGCCACAATTTCTTTAGGAATACCAACATCTTCATTAGGTATTTTTACGTAACCATTACCCATACATCTAGGACAGATCATCTTCCTCCTTTTTATTTTTATAAAATAGTTCTAAAAATTTGTAATAGGCTTTGCCACCATCGTAATCATCTTTTTCTTTTTTATTTTTTAACTCCTCTGTGTTAGCAGCGTTTAACATATCATTAGGAAGAGGAACACCGGCGTTTGCGTACTCCTCTCTAATCGTCA